GCTAGTGGTCTGGGAGGACCGAGGAGACTGGGGGAGACCAGTGGCCTCTGATTTACGGCTCTACTTGTGCCGCGTCAAGTGCTCTTGCGCTAGATATAGCGTCTCGGATGGTCTGTTCGTGCGCCCGCATGAATTCCAGCGTCCGCACTGCGGCCTGTAGGTTTTCCAACTCAAAGCCGACCATCTGCGGGTAGCTCACGTAGAAATCTCGCTCTTTCATAAGCATCGCGATCTCGTGGGCGACGCGCTCGACGGTGGCGATCTGGTCGACTAGCGAGACGCGCGCGGTCATGGATCGCGCTCGACTAAGCGGCCGGCGCGGTAGGCGTTGACGAGGGCAACGATGAAGGCCGCGTTGGCTTCCGAGACGGCATCCCATGCGCGGAAATACTCTTCGTCGTGTTCTTCGCTGACGGCTCCGACCGTGCTGTTATGGCTTTCGAACAAGACCCCGGCCTTGCCATATCGTATCTCCGCTTCCGTCACGATGACGGCGGTGTCGAACCCCTCGTGCGTGTCCTCGCCCGATCCGTAAGAGCCATCTGACTTCTCGCTCTCGGCAGCCCACGGCCCCGGCGTCGCCCGGTCGCTCAATTCCTTCAGCCCCGCGCCCATCGTTCGCCCTTCCCATCTCTGATCGTGACCCACCCGCGCGCCTTCATGTGGTCGGCGACGCGGCGCTTATCCTCGGCGCTCGCCCGGTGGAGCGGCATCGAGATCCCTTCAAAACACGCCTGCAAAGTCAGTTCGGCCGCGCCTTGCATCAGGAAATCCAGCCGGCCCGCCCATGGGTCGTCGTGATACCTCTTGCCGGCCTGATACTCGGCGTCGGGCACTTCGTCGGGCTTCAGCCACCACTGCTCTCCCGCGAGGAACCGGTGCACGGCCTCGGCCCATAGCTGGTCACGGTCGCGCTCTAGGGCCGTCAGGTCGCATGGCCTCCCGCAGGCGACCGGCCAAAACCGCCGGGCCCCCGTGGCGTCGTGGAGGTAGCCAGGGCCGTTCGGATTGACCGTCGCGGCCACGATGAACCGCCGCGGCGCCTCTATCACGTTCTTGCCGTAGGGCGGCCGGTAGCGGTCGACCTTGGAGCTCATCCACTTCTTGACCGCGTCGACGTTCCGGCCGGTCATGCCGACGAGCTCGGCGATCTCCACGATCAGCACGCCGTTCGTCTGCATGGCGGCGTCCTTGCCCTGGAACGAATCGACGCTGTCTGTGTACATGCGCCGTCCGTCGAGCGTCGCCAGGATCTCAAGCGCAGTTGATTTGAAGTACCCCTGCGGCCCCTCAAGGATCAGCATCGTGTCGACTTTCTCGACCGTGCCGCCGTCACTCAAGGCGCGCGCGGCGCCGGCAATGAGCCATCGCATCCCGACAGTGCGGTGATAAGTGAGCGGTTCGGCCCCGAAATAATGACACAACCATCCGTCTTGTTTGTCACCGCCATAAAGGCGATCCACGCCATCCCATTGCAGGCCGCGCAGGTAATCGGCGACGGGATTGAACCGCTGTGCCTCGGCGACAGACGATATGGTTCGACCCATCCCCTCATGGGACACCTGCAACTCTCCGGTCTCATAGCTGTCTAGCTCCAAGGCGCACCGGATCTGGTCGTCATCCGTCAGTCCTCGCTCTTGCCATGCCCCGCCGCGGTCGTCCCACGGCGGCCGGCGCCGTACCGTAATCGTGTTCGTGAACGTGTTCAGGGCGAACATGCCCTCGAACTTCGGGTGGTGGCGCAGAAACAGGAACCAGTTCGTCGGGTTCTTTTTCTCGGGCTTGCCGTGCTTGTCGAATTTGAGGTTCGCGCGCCAATCGTAGGGTGTCCCGGGGACGTTTCCGCCGGCTATCGCTACGACGTTCGTTCCGGGGATTTGGCGGGGTCTCGGCCGCTCGGGCGCCGGTTCCGGCTCAGGCCTTGGCTGCTGTTGCTCGGTCGTTATCAGCGCCTCGGCGCGCTCGGCCGTCTGCGCATCCAACCACGCAACGATCTGCTCGCCGGTCCAGCCCTCCGCGATTGCATCCGCACAATCCCAACCTTTGGCCCGCTGAATCGCGTCAGGTCGCGCCACACGGCAGCGAACCGGAATAAGCTCAAGAAGTCCCGGCTTCCACTCTCCGCCGCTCCTGCGCCATCCTTGGAGGGTTTGGTTAAACTCCGGGTCGCGGTCGCCCCATATCGTCACACTTCTGCCGGCAAGAGGCGAAAAGTCAGTTTGCCAAGCAGCCTTCCCGCCGCCGTTCCAAGACACGACGACGTGGTCGGGGAGCGCAGCCTGTAGGGCGTCAGTGCATTTCTCGCCCTCGACCACGACAACCGGCGCGTCTGGGTTCTCGGCCAGCCTGTCGATCCCGTACAGCTTGCGCGGCGCCGATAATTTATAGTGGCACCACCCGGCCTGCCCGGTCTTTTCGTTCACGCACCAAGCGATGGTTGGCGTCATTTTCTTGCCGGCGGCGAGCGGCACGCGCAGAACGTATGCGTAAATTCGACCATCACGGAACCGGTACGGATGCACCATCGTCGGCGTGTACGTCGTGACGGGCCGCTCGTCTGATTTAGGGTTGAACAGCGGCGGCGTGCGCTGACCCGGCAGGATCTGCGGCGCGTCGGCCGGTGGCATGGTCGCGCGCCAGTCTGCGTACGGGTCCGGCGCGGCGGGTAGCGGCTGCGGTCGCGGGCGGGCCGTCGAGATCTCGCCCGACCCCAGCCGACGGCAAGCTTCAGCGAACGGGACGCCATCGAGACGCGAGACAAATTCGATGACGTCGCCGCCCGCATCACACCCGAAACAGCGGAACCGCTCGATTCCGTCTGCGCCGGGATAGATCGTGAATGAGGGGGATTTCTCAGCATGGAACGGGCAACACGATTTCCACTCGCGCCCATTCCGCTTCAGTTTCACGCCGCGCTGTTCGGCCAGCGCCGACAGGGGGTTGTCTCGCCTCAATGCGGCGACGTCGAATGATTGTGACATGCTCCCCCAGGTCGGTTTCCCACGGCTCCCAACCGTGGGGTTTAGCGGGTGTTAGAGCCCGGCGTCTACCAGCGACCAGAAATCCGCCACGCTCATCGGGCCAGACACATACCCGACGTCGAATCGGTCGGCCAAAATCCGTGCGTGGATCTCATCGTTCAGGCTGACGTGCAGGGTGATGAAACCGCCACCCTTGCGGCGGTACAGGGTTCCGGGCGCTGGCATGTGTTTCACCGGTCAGCCCTCCGAACGAGCATGAACAGAAACCCCATGCCGACCACGAACAGCAGCGATGGCGAGGCCATCAGCAGGATATCCGACGTTCCGATTATCTGGTTCATCCGTCTCTCCCATCCGGCCCGATCCCCGCCGGCCGTGAACCCTGTATGCCCCGTCTACTCAGTCGTGTCAACGGCTATATCATAATCGCGAATCGCCTGCGCCGTGCGCTCATCTATTCGGTAACCGCGGCCCCACACGGTTATGATCCCGCAGCCGTGTGGCTCGATTTTCTTCCGGATATTTACGCCCATCACGTGCAGCACGCGCTTGTCCGGGAACGTGTCAGGCCAGACCATTTCGAGGGCCTTTTCAGCCGTCAGAGTCCTCGGGTATACGAGTTCCATCGCGAGCATCAAGCGCTCCTCTTTGGCAGTGAGGCGCCAGGCTGGCGGCGTTCCTCTTGCCGGCAAGAGGAGACGTTGCAGCCGCGCGATTTCCTCCTCGAGTTCGCCGATTCGCATCATGGCGCGTCCTAGCTCTGCCTCGACGCGGGTCTGCTTGTGGGGCGCGTTCATTGGGCGGCTTTCAGTTCGTCGCGCAGCCTCGCCACCTCTGCGGCGTGGTCGGCGCGAAGCGTGATGAGGGCGGCTTCGGCGGCGCGAGCGCGGGCGAGCAAGCCTTCAGACCGAAGCCATTCGTTTTTGGCGATGAGGTCCGCGTTCTCGGCTTTGGCCTCCGCGACTTCGATGCGAGCCGTGAGGCGGGCGAGTTCCGGGGCGATGGGGCCGGATGGCCCGCAGAACTCACCGGCTTTCTCGGCGGCATCTGAGACATAGAGGCCGACTTCGGACTCCAGCCACTGCGCCACCGCCTCGCGCATCGCCTCGCCGGCCGGGGTCTCTCGCTCTGCGGGGTGGGTGTGAGGTGAGGGGGCGGTCATGCCTCGTCCTCCTCGTCGTAGTACCCGACCATCTCCCGGTAGCTCATCTCGCTGAGCGGGATGGCGTCTGGTCCGACTGCGCGCGCAGGATCGGCAGGCTTGCGGTAGGGGCACCGCGCCTCGTCGCAGGTCTCGATCAGCTTGGTTTGGCGAAGGCTGACTTCGCAGAGGCCGCATTCCGCGCTCATCGTCCGTCCTCCCGATCCGCAGGACCAGGGAAATACGCAGGATCAAGCGGGTGGACGGCCTCGCCGGCCCCCTTCCGCACGGAGACTGTGGCACCATAGCGAAGCCGAACCTCGTCGCGAGCCTCCTCCCAAGTCGTGCCATCCAAGCTGACTGGCATTTCGGGGAACTGCGCCAACACGGCGTCGGCGATCTTCGGAAGCAGCGTCGGAAATTGGTGCGTCCAGATCGGATGCCCCATCACGTGCTCAGCCGCTTCGTGGAGTGCGGAGAAATCCGTCATCAGCGCGCCGGTCGTGATGCCGGCGAGTGCTGCGGGGTCGATGTGCTTGGTCTCGCTCATCGCGCGCCCTCCGCAGGGTCGCGGGTCTCGGCCGTCGTGGCGGGGGTGAGCGCAGCCTTGACGAAAGCGATTGCGTCGGCGGCGTCGTAGCAGTCGCGCATCTGCAACTGCCGCTTGGCGAGCGCAGACCCTTGCGTGATGACGTGGTCGCCGGGGAAGTGGCGCCGAGGATCGCCGAACGACGCGAATGGCCTCAGGGCGTTCTCAGCAGCCACCAGCGCGGATCGGACTGCGGGCGCCAAGGCCCCCGTATCCCCGGTGCCGGGCTCTTGTGCGGGGGACGGGGTGGCGCGTAGCGGCGCATCGTAAATGTCGGGCCGGTCGTGGGCGTCGCGGATGGCCTCATAAGCCCTCTCGGTCTCGCTCCAGTCCCGGCGAGACAGCGCGGCACCAAGTGCCTGGATTCGCTTGCGAGCACGCTCCTTAGCCTTGATCTGCGGCGCCCCCGGCCCTGCGCTTCCGGGTGCGGAGAGGGCGGCGTTTACGCCGTCCACGATCAGGCGAGCATCTGCCTTCACCTGGGCGACGTATTCCTTTCGGTGCAGGCCGAGATCGTCCTTGAAGTAGACAACGCGATCAATTTTGCGGCCGTCCGAACGCATCGGTCCAACCCAGATGGCGTCGCCTGTGTCCTCGATGCCCCAGCGCGCCTCCCTGACCCCACCGTCTCGCGGTGTCGCCACGGTCTCCTGCCCGGTGGTGGGATGGGAGGTGACGAGCTCGCACACAATTTTTCGAGCGTTAGCTACGGCTGTCGGGTCAGCGTAAGGCTGAAACCCGCCTTCGTCGTCGGCCCACTTACGGCCGCACTGGTCGCAGATCGTCCAGAGTGACCCGCCGCGATGCGTCTCCTCGTGAGCGCAGGTGTTGCGGTCATACTCAAACAGCACGCCTTTAAGCGCTTCCCGCAGCGCCTCCTCCCCCACGGGCCTGGCGGCTTTGGGCTGGGCGTCTGTGGGGGTGGTTGCCCAAGGCGAGGCGGGGAGCGGCTGCCAGAGCTTAGGCGGCGTCGGCAACTCCTCAAAGGCGGGCACCGGCCACCACTGCCCGGTCACGTCAACGAAAGCGACGCAGGTCCCGTAGTCCTCTCGCCACACGAGACGTGGGAAGCTATCCTTCGGGCACGTGCTGATGTCCTGCCAGTCCTCCCCCGCAGGGGCTTGTACGGCCGGGGCTTGGGCGATCGTCTCAAAGCGCCCGTCGCGGAATTCGGCCGTTGGACGAACCCACAATCTACCATCGGACCTTGAGCGATAGATCGTCACCGGCTCCATATCGACGGGGTAGTGCCCGTGGTTCGGCCAGCCGTCCGCGTCATCCCGCGTGTCTTCCACCTCCCAGCCGTGGGTCTGCATTCGACCCTCGCCTATAACCTCGTACTCGCCACCAGTCTTCACGTGCCGGACGCGCTCGCCCCCGTCGCCTGCCGTAGCGGTGTGCGCGGTCGTCTTCTCATCCTGTGTCATCACTGGTCTCCCAAACCGTCGATATGCTTCTGCATCATTCCTAAGAACTTATCAATACCCTTACGATTGTCATAACGTTTCCCGCAGGCGATTTCGAGGATCGCCAGCAGTTCGGCGCGTGTGAACTGGTCGCGTAGAAGCCAGGCGAGCTTGAAGTCCTGCACCGACCACCGCTGCGCCTGTATGTTCAAGGTCAATATTCGGCGAGTCTTCGCGAGCCAGCGGCGGGTGTCCAGGTGGTCCGGGTTTTCGGCGGTCATTTGACGCTCCGCAAATTTCTGCTGTGCTCGCTCCACTCGCGCCGTACCTCCATTGCTCCGTGCATTCTGCCGATAGAGTACATCGTCAAACCTCCTGCTATCAGGAGGACAACAAGCGTAATTATACAAACTCCTGCCGTGCTCATCTCCACTCCTCTGCCAGTTCCCAACCCTGCCCCGACGCCTCACGCGGCACGAGGCGGCCCTTTTCGATCAATCGTTCGCAGACCTCGCGCGGGATCGGGGTCAGCGTGCGGTCGTAGTGGTACACGGGGCCCTTACGGGTGTGCGTCTTGACGATGAACAGGCCCGGCGTGTCGCGCAGGCGGTTCAGGACGGCGTTCGATCCGACGAGGCCGGTCATCACCAGTACTCCCGAATGAGCCCACGCCAGAACGCTGCAAACGCCGCGTCTTGATCATCGCAGGCGACCGTCGCGAGATATCGGGCGCGCTCGTTTGCCTTGAACGATCCGTCGTGCGTCTCATGGTTCTCGGCGAGCCATTTGCCGCGTGCCAGGCCGGCGATGTAATGCACCCACTCTGGCCGCGGCGGCGCGCCTATCGGATCAATCCGCCATGGTGGCGCGACGCCGTATTCTGACTGACCCAACCGGACCTCATCCGCCTTATCGGATATCGGCCACAGGTGCAGGCGCCCATCTAGGATCTTATCCCGCAACTCCTCACTCATATCGCCTCCTCCTGCTTCTGCCGGCGAGCGCTCATCCACTGGCACGGCGTGGCGTCCAGCTTGATATCGGCGCCGACCTCTTTCCCGCGCAGGCGAGCCCACGGCGTCGCGATCGAGATCCGGCGCACCGGCCGCCTGGCGCCATCCGTCAGCGGACCCGAGTACACGTCCTGCATGGTCTGGTAGACGCACGACACCTCGCCGTCCTCGATCATCTCAAGCGCCGCGTCGAACACCGCCGGCTTGCGATCCGTGACCGATACGAACCCCTGCGGCGCCGCCTCAAGCTTCCGGCGCAGGGCGCCCTTGCAAGCCGCCCTGCGGGCCTCGTGACCGGCTGCGCGCCTGACCTCGGCAATCTCCTCCGGCGAGCGCTTGGGCGGCATCTGCGGCTCGCCATGGGCCAGCAGGGAAGCAAGGATCGCCTCGGCCTCCGCGATCAGTCCGGGATCGTGTGAAGCCTTGATCCGAGCCCGCATGGTCGAGACCGCATTTCGGAACGCAGGGCTTGTCACATCGGGCTCGCCCCGGGCCACTTCGATGCACCGCGGCACCGTCATCATCACCATCGGCCTATCTCCTTATTTGTGGGTCTGGCTTAACGCATCGATTGGGAGCCGTCAACTGCATGGCCTATTTTGACCGTCGCATAGATGTCATCGGCGAAATTCGGAATCGGCCTATAAGTCTCTATTCTATATATGCTAATATATAAACTTTTCATGTAATTTGGTATACGCCTTATGACATCTAACCGATCCACAAAATAGATAATAGGGGTTCAAGGGTATTTACAGGGTTGGGCAGACGTGTCAGATAGGGGAACCGGGTTGGCCGGGCGGGAGATGGGTGATGACGGAATTGAACATCGGCGCCGAGCTTGTGCAGGCCCGCGACGAGATGGAGGCCGCATGCGCTCGGATCGCCGACGTGCAGCGGGCCGTTCGAGACATGCCCCTGCCGGACCCTACCCTGACCGAGGACGCCATCGTTGCGGCGCTCAAGGCTGACCCGGCGATGGCGGGGCGGGTGGTGGCTCGATATGGCATGCACAGCGGGGATTATGAGCGTTCTGAGTTCGCCGCCGCTGCCGCATCACGGCTCAACGAAGCCGGAGCGGCTTCGATCTGCGCCGTAAAAATGCTCGCCGTTGCGCTCGCTGCGGCGTCTTATCGGGGGTGATGTGATGGCGTTTACGATTATCATTTCGCTTCTGGCTGTCGCGAACCTCGCGCTGTGGCGACGAACCCGCGAGGCTTACACGGGCGCATGTGTGGCCCTGTGTGTCGTTTGGCTGCTGCTGAACGCTGGGAGGCTGTGATGCTGGATTTTATGGGATGGGCGCTGGTCTATCTGATGCTAGCGACGTGCATCTTAGGTTTTACGATCATGCTCGCCGCAATGGTCGCCGGGGTGTTCCGGGTTCTGTTCGGCGATCTGTCGTGACTTCCCCAACCCACGCCACGCGTGCTAAATGCGGCGTGGGAATATTTTACATAAGGATCTGACGATGGGCGTTGGCCCTGGTAAGTCCAACAACCCTCGTGGTCGACCGCCTGGCGTGCGCAACAAGCTCTCTCGCGAGAACGCCGAGCGCGCGGCTGCGACGGGCCTCCTGCCGCATGAGATTCTTCTGTCGTTCGCGCGCGGTGAGGAGCAGATCGAGCGGTCTGTGAATCCGGTCACTGGCGAGGTCGTGGAGCACCGCGTCTACCCCACGTCGGACATGCGCGCTCAGTGCGCCAACTGGGCCGCCCCGTACTTCGCGCCCAAGCTCGCGCAGGTGCAGCACCGCGGCTCGATCTCGCGTTCTGCGGATCAGGTCAGCGACGATGAATTGATCAAGATGGCTGTGGGAGATGGCGATGAGCGAGAGTGATGAAATTTGGCGGGTTCGAGAGTCCGGCGACCCAATGACCATCGTGAGCGGGCCCAACGATGATCCAGTTTGCGACGTGATCTGCGGCGATCCTTGGTTTATCGTCCGCGCCGTGAACAACCACGAGGCGCTGGTTGCGATGGTGCAGAAGTTAAGACTGCGCTGCAATGATCTGCCAACCTTTGACGAGGCCGAGAATCTTCTGGCAGAAATCTTGAAATAGCCGTTGACACGGATCTCAAGGCATGGCACAAAGGGTCATCAGCCGGGAGAGACCAGATGGCCAAGGCAATCACCACCTACCAGATCGTTCTCAGCACCGCTGGCAAGACCATCGTTCTGCCGATGACCAGCGAGCGCAAGACCCGCTCGGTTCTCGTCAAGGCCGTCATGTCCTGCCGCGATCTCATCGTCGCCAGCCTGCCCGAGTCCGACCTTCTCGCGGACACCACCTACTCTGCTGGCGCTCTCTGCCTCGGCTCCTCGCTTGTTCACTTTCGCGCTGTCTGATGCGAGAATTTTACGTCAGCATGGTCAGCGGGAGGCGCATTGCGCTTCTTGCTGGCCCTTTTGCGTCGGACGCCGATGCTAGACGATACCTCAAGCCGGCGCGTGCTATGGCGCAGAGCCTTGACGCCTACGCGCACTTCCATAGTTTCGGAACGATGTCCCGTGAAGCGTCGGGAAAGCCGGGGGTTCTAAATTCTAGGCTCGGCCTTCATCTGGCGGATACTGAGAAATAACCGTTGACACGCCAATAGCGCCGACGTATAACAAACACATCGGAACGGGAGACCAGCAAATGACCTACCAAATCATCGACGCCAAGAGCCGCCGCCAGATCGCTTGGGGTCTGACGCTCGCAGAGGCCGGGCGGTTCGTGCGGGAGCGGAAGGGGTGCTATTTCGCACCGGCGGCCGCGTAAGGCAAAGGGCGCCCATCCAGGGCGCCCTTGTCGTTGGGAGGGATGACGATGTGGCAGCCGATTGAGACCGCGCCAACTGACGGCACGCCGATACTGGTTTATGCCCCTGGCACGAATTCGTGGAATCGAGAAGATGGAATGCCGGATCTGTTCGTAGCGGTTGCGGTGCCGCTCTATAAGGGTATCGCTTGGCGATCAGACCTTGGCGACGTCGATCAGGGCTATGAAAGCACGGGAGCTTATTTTGTGCGGGAGGATCTTAGGCCGACGCACTGGCAGCCGCTGCCGGGACCGCCTGCCAACTGAAATAAGTGTTGACACGCTCGGGAGGGCGTGTCACACAGGCTTATCGAAACGGGAGAGACCAGATGACCGCCAACCGGAAATTCAAGCTGACGTTCAGCCAAGGAACTTCGCAGATTGTTCACTGCGCCAGCCTTCGTGAGGCAAAGGGCCTTGCAAAACAGGCAAGCGTTCTTCTTGGTTGGGTTCTAGTTGAGATCTCTGAGATCGCATGACCCCCCAACAAGCCGCGGCGCTCCTCCTAGAGCGCCGCCACCTCCGGCGCGATTACCTAGCCTTCTGCCGGCGCGTTCAGCCCGCAGACCAGCAGCCGCAGTTGCATCACCGCGTCATGTGCGAGCACCTTCAGGCGGTCGCTGACGGGTCGATCCGGAAGTTGATGATATTCGCGCCGCCCGGCTCAGCCAAAAGTTCGTACAGCAGCGTGCTATTTCCGACGTGGTTTTTGGCCCACGAAAAAGGCGGGCACGTCATCGCCGGGTCGCACAATTCGCAGTTGGCGCAGCGGTTTTCTCGAAAAGTCAGGGGATTGGCGACAAGTCATGGACACACGCTTGGATACGGCCTCAGAGAAACTGCGGTTGAGCGCTGGAGCACGACGGGAGATCGAGAGTATCTTGCGGCGGGCGTGGGCGTTGGCATCGCGGGATTCCGAGCCGATCTTGGCCTCGTTGACGATCCAATACGCTCCCGACAAGACGCCGACAGCAAACTTGTCCGTGACCGTATCTGGGAATGGTACCTCGACGACTTCGAAAACCGACTGCGACCCGGCGCCCGCCAAATTATAACGAATACCAGATGGCACGAGGACGACCTCTCGGGCCGGCTGATCGAGCGCGACGGGCTGGTCTCCGAGGCGAACCCTGAGGGATGGGACGTCTTGACCATGCCGGCCATCGCAGGGCTCGGCGACCCGCTCGGCCGGATGCCTGGGCAATACCTGTGGGACAACGACCCGGCGTACCTCTACGGACAATTTCTGCGCAAGCGCCACGCCGAACTCGACACGCGCTCGTGGTCCGCGCTGTTCCAGCAGGAGCCGACGCCGGACACGGGCGATTTCTTCCGCGCCGAATGGCTGATCCCCGTCGATTCCAGCCCCAAGGACGCCCGTTCGGCTGGTGGGGCATATCGGTTCTACGGCGGCTCGGATTACGCCGTGACGGCCAACGGCGGCGATTACACGGTGCACGCGGTCATCGGGCTAGATGCCGAGGACAATCCGTGGCTGGTGGATCTCTGGCGCGGCCAGGCCAGTTCGGACGTGTGGGTGGATGCGTTTTGCGACCTCGTGAAAAAGTGGAGACCGTTAGGATGGGCCGAGGAAACCGGACAGATCAAGGCGAGCGTGGGCCCGTACCTGACGCGCGCGATGCAGGAGCGGAAGGCGTACACGGTGCGCGAGCAGTTCCCGACGCGGGGCGACAAGGCTACACGTGCACAATCTTTTCGCGGCATGATTGCGAGTCGCGGGCTACGTGTTCCAGCCTCGGCTGTATGGAGGTCCGCGCTCGAAGCCGAAATGCTTCGCTTCCCGGCGGGCGTCCATGACGACCAAGTCGACGCACTTGGACTGATCGGGCAGCTACTCGACAAGGCGCTCGCCGCCGCGCCGCCGAGAAAGCCAGACAAGGGCGACGAAACCGGGTATGCAGAGGTTGGGGCGTCGCGCGCGTATGGCGACGATTTGATGGGGGATTGAGATGCTGTTGAGCGAGCGCCTGACCCGCACAGCCCGCCGGCAAGACGCGCTTGGGCGCGGTCGCGTCGCCGAATGGTATCTTGACCAGCGCGGACGCGTCCTCGCGTCAGGACAGGACCGCGAACACCCGCCTTTGCGCGGCGTGATTGAGCGATACCAAAGGCGCGAGGGGTTCGTTACCACGCGCAGTGGCGCCCGTGCCCCGTCTGCGGTACATCTGACCGAATGACCACACTCGCGCGCGGCTGGCAGGCATGACGGCAGGACTAATCGGCCCCGGCGAAAAGCTGGTGGCACCCGGCGACGTTCGCGAGATGAAAACGCGGATGCCCCGTGGCGAGCGCTACACGGTCGAGACCAGCGGGTCGATCGGCCGTCAGATGGGCGCCGTCAAGGATCTCGACGGCCTCGACGCGGATGGCTTGGAACGGCTGCGGCGCCAGTACAGCGATTATCTCGGGTCGAAGTCCGCCGAGATGGACGAGGCGCAGGAGTCGCGCCGATACCGCCACGGCTCGCAGTGGACCGAGAAAGAGATCCGCAAGCTGCGAGGCCGCGGTCAGCCGGTGGTCACGTTCAACCGGGTCTCGCGGAAGATCAACGCCGTCGTCGGCCTGCTCGAGCGCCTGCGGCAGGACCCGAAGTCGTTCGCCCGCACGCCGAAGCACGAGGACGGCGCCGAGCTTGCCACAGCGGTCCTGAACTACGTGCTGGATCAGAACGACTGGAAATCCATCAGCCCCGACTGCGCCGAGGATGGAGCCACGTCGGCGATTGGCGGACTTGAGATCGTGGTCGAGGCCGGCGACCAGGGCGACCCGGATATCTCGATTCAGCGCATCGACCCGAGGGAGTTTTTCTATGACCCGCGATCTGCCCGCGCAGACTTTTCTGACGCCACATTCATGGGTATCCACAAATGGATGGATGGAGGTTTGGTCGCCGAGTTGTGGCCTGATCACGCACAGTCTGTACGCGACAGCGTCTCTGCAACGGGAGGCTCCGAAGACAACCCCACCGACACCAACCGTCAGACCAAATGGACCAACACCCGCGAGCGAACCGTCCGCGTCGTAGAGCACTGGTATCGCAAGGGCCGCGACTGGTTCTATTGCTTCTACACGGGCGACATCGTGCTCGAACGCGGCCCGTCGCCGTTCAAGGACAACAAGGGCGCGTCCTCCTGCCGGCTCATCATGTACTCGAACATGATCGACCAGGACGATGACCGCTATGGGTTCGTGCGCGACCTCAAGAGCCCGCAGGACGAGATCAATCGCCGCCGTTCCAAGGCCCTGCACAGCTTGAACAGCCGGAAGATCCGTGCGCAGCGGGGCGTGGTCGATGACGTCGAGGTTGCCCGTCGTGAGGAGGCGCGCGTTGACGGGTTCATTGAGCTAAACACGGATGGGAAATATGAGGTCGAGCAGGGCACTGCGGATTTTCAGGGGAATATGGCGTTTCTTGAGGACGCCAAGAACGAAATCGACAATTTCGGGCCCAATCCATCGCTCGTCGGCGAAGGTGGCAAGAACCAGTCTGGCCGGGCAATACAGTTGCTACAGCAGGCAGGGATCGCCGAGCTTGGTCCGTTTCTACTTCGCTACCGCGGATGGAAAATCCGGGTATATCGTGCGATTTGGTCGGCTGTTCAGCAATTCTGGACCGCAGAGCGCTGGATTCGCGTCACCGACAGCGAAGGACTGACCGAGTTCCTTCAAGTCAATGGCACCGAACAGGGCGAACTCGGGCAACAGGTGCTCGTGAACGCGCTCGGCTCGCTCGATGTCGATATCCTGATCGATGAGGGGCCGGACAACGTCAACGCGATGGCCGACGCCTTCGATACGCTGCTCGCTCTGGCTCAGAACGGGCAGCAGATCCCGCCTGGGCTGATTCTGAAACTGTCTGCCCTGCCGGCTTCTGTGAAAAAGGAGGCCATGGGCGAGATCGAAAAGGCGCAGCAGCCGAACCCGGCGGTCCAGCAGGCGGCGCAGATCGAACTAGCGCAGGCACAGGCCGACGTCGGCAAAACGCAGGCCGAGACCACGCTGAAGCAGGCTCAGGCGGCACAGGCCGGCGCCACGGTCGGCAAGGTGCAGGCCGAGACGGGCAAGATCGGCGTTCAGGCGGGCAAGGAGCAGGCGCAGACGGTCAAGACGATGGTCGACGCGCATGTGTCCGCCGTGCCCCAGATCGCGCCTGAGGGGCCGACAGAGCAGGCCATGCAGGGGCCGGTCCCGAGCGACCCGGAAGGGATGGATGGCGGGCTGTGGGCGCAGCCGGAGCCAGAGGATGACAACCCATGGGGATGACGATGGACGAATGCGCGCGTGAGGACTGCCGATTCAGCTACAGCGGCAGCATGATGACCCTGATGGGATGGACGCCGACGTATGACAAGCGTGGCAACCAGATCGGAGGGCTTGACCCAAACACGACGACAAGAACCCGCACTTGCCATAGCTGCGGGAATTCGTGGAGTGTTTCTTCTAAGGCGGGGCACCCAGACGACGTCCGCGAGTTGGCCGGAGGAGGTTGACGACAACCCGTGGGGATAGTGTAGGTTGGGTGCATACCGGAAGCCTGAAAGCCGCAGGCCGCCCGTGGTTCCGCCTGATCAGCGGGCGAAGGGGTTGTTACGGGGAGTCCGCAAATGGCGCGCGGGGCGAAAGCTAGCGGGGGTTCGAATCCCTTGCTCCCTGGGGCAGTCGAGATGGCGTCCGACCCGGTTGACGATAACCCGTGGGGGTGAGATAAGCAGGCAGGGTTACCCGTGAGACCGCACTGGCGGAATATTCGGTCCGTCAATCGCAAACCGGAGCGTGCTCATGTTAGGCGAGCGCGGGTTGCCAGACAATTAAGTGCCGACCGTTCCACCGGACGTCACTCCTGCCATAGAAGGGGCCCCGACCGTGGCGACACACGGGCGGGGCCTTTTCGTTGACAGCGGTGGCGAGCGGTGAGATACCGGCGCGGCAGATCACAGGTCTCCTGAAAATAGGGTCTGCGCCTACCGGACAAGAGGACAGCGTGCCGGTCCCCGCGCATGCGGAGATACCCAAAGGGTCGGAGAGTAGCTATGGGAGCCCGCCACGTTCGCTGCGTCGGCGGGCTTTCTGTTGACAGGACCCATAACTAGTGAAATAAACCCGGCGTCCGGCGGCGCGGAGAGACGCGCTGATGGGAAAACGCAAGCGGGTGGGTGCCCATTCGTCCCAAGGGTTCACGGTCAGGTAGGCACGGTGCCGTGAGAAGCCGATCCAGAAATGGTGACGCCAGATTCCTGATAAATCTTGCAGATGCCGGTATCCAATCCGGCCCGGCCTTGAAGGGTCGTCGCATCCGGGTCGCTACCGGGCCAATGCGGCGACCCTAAACGTATGACCCTCCTCCACACCGCCCGCACGCTCGCCGAACGCCTCGATCCCCAACCGCGCGCAACTCTCCTCGGCGCGGCCTTGGTCTTCGAAGCCTCTTGCGCTATGGATGACAGCGAACCGGACAAGCAGCAGCGGGTAGCGCTCGCTTGGGCTCGGCTTAAGGCGCTCGTGGAGTCCGCCAGCGATGCCGATTGACAGCGCCGGGAACACGCTCTGGACGACATCGGGAACGCTGCCGTACACGGGCGCGCGCCAGGTCGCCGCAGATCAGGCCCTTGCGGTGCCGGGCCGCGGCGTGTTCATCGCCACGTCCGCAGCCGGGAACGTGCGGCTGCGGTTCCAAGATAATTCGTTCCTCGTCGTGCCGGCCGCGGTCGGGCCGACGATCCTCGACAACGTGGCCGTCGTCGGGTTTACCTCAAGCGGAACCACGGCAACCGCCGTCGTCAGCGTGCTCATGTGAGCTATTTCCCGCCAGATCTCTCGGGCGTCGCGCAGACCGCCGCTGCGGCAGCGCAGGCCGCGGTCCCGCCGTTCTCGAACGTGCAGCCGAAGGCCGAGGGCGGATCTCCGGCGCTCGGCGCCGTGCAGATGATCCCATATGCGGACCACATTCACCCACGCCTGACCGCCACGGCAAAGGGCACGCTCGACGCCAGCGGCAACGCGACGGTAACGTTCACGCAGGCGTTCGACGCAGAGCCGGGCGTCACGGTCACATCGGTCGACGTAAAGGCTGGCGGTAAGCCGGTGCCGCGATTCGACATCACGTTCACGCTCACGGCCGGCAAGTACACAGGCTGCACGGTCTACGGCGAGCGCCAACGCCCATTACCGACGCTCGCGCAGGCGTCCGGCGGGCTCCTCGGGGCCCTCGTTACCAGCGTCAACGCCGTCCTCGCGCCGCTGTCTGGGTTCTTACCGACCGAGCCCGCAGCAGGCGCCGGTTTCTCCCTCATCGCAGTCAAGACATCGGCGGCAGCATGACCACAGCGCGCGTTCGCACAATCGGCGGTCTTCCTCTTGCCGGTCAGCTTGACGGGTCTGAGACGATCCCAGCGGCTCAGGGAGGAGCTTCTGTCGCCATCACTTCGCAGAAGTTGGCTGACCGGGCAGCGCAACTGGTGCCAGCCGCGACCAAGCAATCGGTCGGGCTCGGTAACGTGGACAATACGCCAGACGCCCAAAAGCCGGTCAGTGCGCCGACATCTGCGGCCCTGAAGTCTGCCGTCCCCAGCAATTTCAGAACTGTCTTTGGGGGCGTAGGCGATGGCGTTACGGACAACGCTGCCGCGCTTCAGGCGGCGAAAAACGCTGGTGCTAAAAGAATTTATCTCGACGCTGGCGAATACCTGACAACGCGCCTCGACCTGACGTGGGACGTTGGATTTGATGGTCCGGGGCAGATCAAGGTTCGCGGGCAAAACGTCAATGATTTTCCGGGGGTCTATAGCTGGATCACGACAAAGCCGGTGCGGCCAAGCGATGGCAATGCCTATTTCGTCGGCGATCAGAGCAAAGTCCGTCCAGAATATTTCATTGTAAATACCGGCCTTAGAAGCGGGCTGGACGAAAGGTATGTAGAAGACACGACCACTCCACATTTTTCGTTCTTTGAAAACAGGGGCGGGAATAGTGGTTTTGCGGCTCGTCTGACTGCTCCTGCTGGAATTGGTGCAACATCATTTACGCTTAACTCGGTTGTTGGGCTTGCCGCCACAAACAAACTTGGGGTTTTTTCAAACACCGGCAGCGCTGAGAATTACACGGATCGCGTAACGATTGAGAATATAAGCGGTAACGTCGTCACGTTTTCCCCGCCTCTGACGATGGCTTACGCTGCCGGCGATGCTGTAACGCTTGGCGTTCGTACGATGAACCCGTTTGCGCAGGATAGCGTTTTCCATAGCGCTGGCGGCGATTGCTACGCGCGACTCTACCGTGTTTCCGCAAGCTACCAGCCGACCCCTGGTCAGCGCACGTTTTATGAAACCTCTACCGCTGGTATCGATGGTGGAGATATCATTGCTCAATCTGATGGTGTTTTCCTTACGAACAGAGAAGTCAGCTTTAACGATCTTGGCCACGACATCGCGGCTATTGGTTATCTTCAAGGGTTCAATCGCAACAACAACACCGGCGCAAGAGATGCTGTTTGGATAGCCGAATACTATACATCATTTGGCACTAGGCCGATTGACGCCGTGTGGGCTTTTGGCGGTACGGCTCGGGTCGGTGTCGACTTGGTCAGAGGTGATTTTTCATCTAACGGCAACTGTGCGATTGCGCTCCCAAACAATGGCCGCGTTTTTTACGACAACGTCGTCAGCACTACTAAGCTGTCGTCCGATTTGTATGGGTCCGTGCTCGGAACAGCAAGCCACGGATACAATAAAACAAGTGCTACCTTTGACTTTAGCGTCGGAGGTATCTCTGCAATAAAAACTAACACCACATTTACTGAAGTTGCATCGCTTCGTATTAGCGACACAAATCTTGACAATCCAAAGTGGACGCAGCGGGCATACGGCGGAATCCAGTCTTTCGGCAGGACTGACGTTGGTGACATCTGGTGGATGACGTCCGGGGCATTCCACCCCTATGACGACAACCAGAGATCCTTCGGCGCCGCCGGCAACAGGGCGACTACGATTTACCTCGGAAGCGCCCCCGTCGTGTCCTCAGATGAGAATCTGAAGTCTGAGATATCGGACATGACCGATGCTGAAAATGCGTGGGGTATGGATATTTCTAAGCTGTTCGTTTCATACAAGTTCAAAGATTCGGTTGCCGAAAAAGGCAAGGAAGCCCGCCGACATATCGGATTGATTGCGCAGCGCGTCGTGGATTCTGGCAGAAAGCGCGGTCTTGATCCGCTGTCATATGGGTTCATTTGCTTAGACGAACTGCCAGATGGCGAGAGGTACAGCATACGCTACGAGGAGGCTCTTTCTTTTGCGATGGCAGGCATGGTTATGTACTTGGAAAATTTAGCCGAAAAGGTCGAAAAGCTCAGTGCGGAATGATCGCCGCGCCACCTACGACTACGAGTTCAGGACCGCGCCCGTGCGCGGCCTGTTCCCGAACAAGTCGCACGACCCGCTGTATCTCTGCGACGAGGCGGGGCGGCCGTTTGCGTGGTCTGACGGGACCGTGATCGACCTCAACACGCCCCCTGCCGGCCCCCTGTACCTTGCGGACGAGGCCGGCATCGTGTTTGCTGGCCTCGACGCGATCGTGCTGACGGTGGAATGATGGACGAGCTTGAGTTCCCCGATTTTGGCGGCGAGGTTTCGCCAGTGGCGCCATTCGGGCGGTTTCCGTATGGCGAGTACTTCTGCTGGCGCGACAGGTGCGATGACGCGCAGTTCGTGCTAGGCACTGAACTCGGCCTCGCGATCGAAGATTGCGAAGGCGTGCAGGTTGAGGTTTTGGCATGAGCATCGTCCGTAAGATCGCAGACTTGCCGCGCGCCGCTGTCGTCGCGGCCGGGGACCAGTTCACGATCTGGCGGAACGGGAGGACGTATCAGGCTGACTTGTCGCTGATCCTGACGTACATCGGCCTCGTTGCGAAGGGCGACAAGGGCGATAGAGGAGAAAAGGGCGACCAGGGAATCCAAGGGAACCCGGGCATCAAGGGCGACACTGGCGCAACGACGGCGAATTTCGATACGACGCCTCTTGCCGCAACCGGGACGCCGACGCCGCGGCTTTTGCCGGACAGAGAAGCCGACTTCGTCAATGTTAAGAATTTCGGCGCTCGGCTCGATGGCACGGATGACACCGTGGCTTTTAACTTGGCCCGCGGAGCCGTGCCGCGCCACGGAACCGCGGAGGTTCCTGCCGGCCAGTATAACCTTCAATCCGTGCCAACGTCCGGATCTCTTTTCCCAATTCTTTGGAAGCTGACCGGTAATTCATTTGGCAGCGGGACAGTGCCCGTCGAGGGGATCGGCGGAGACGTTATCGAAAGCTTTCTTGGCGAGCAGGGCGGGAAGTGGTTTTCGAAACAGCAGACCAACCCAGACGAGCAGGGCGTCGTAAGAATTGACCATAAGGTAACCCACACGGGCGGGACCGATGGTGCGACCATCCCGACGCTTCAGGTCAATACGATTGTTCCAGCGGGCCCGCCTTTGCTCAATTATGTCTGGGCAAATCGAAATGTCATGACAATTTCTGCGACTGGCCCCGGGCAGCACGTTGCGCTTGCCACGACGACGCTTCGTCCCGCCGACGCGCTCGCTGACGGTCGCGGTCCACGATCAGTGATGTGGCCGTTCTACATTGAAGCCCGCGACAAGACGGGGCAGCCGGCCAACATTTCCGGCCCGATGGTCCTCGCCGAGATGGACATGGTTGGTAACGGAGACGACCCCGCCCCTGGCCAGCGCATTCTTGCGCATTTCATCATCGCGAAGGACGATCAGGCGCTTGCTCCTATGCGTGTCGCCCAAGGCGTTGTCATTGGGACGAATGATGCGGGTCCGACAGCCAGCAAGAGTCGCATGGGCGTCGGGTTCCAGCTTCAAACCCCATTTGATATTGCGGCCTTTGACACGGTGCCAGCAACTTCAATCGGGGACGCCCCAGCTTTCCGCATGGCATCTGGCCAGCGCATCGCCTTTGACGGTATTGGGGCAAATACCTTTGGCTATACTCGCTCCATGTATTACGATAGCGGGCAACTTACTTATAGAACGCAGAACGGTCCAGTTTTTCAAATCGGCGACGGTGGAGAGTTGGCGGCCTTTGGATCGGTAACGACCCCAATCCTTAACATCCCCGACGTCACCGCCCCAACTGGAACATCTGATCCGTCCGGAAATCTTTATGATGTGCGGTTTAATAGCCAGTACATCTACCGTAAAACATCCTCCGGGTGGCTTCGCTATCCGGTCGGTTCAACTTTCTAAGGGGGGCAAGTGAGCGACATCGACAACGACCAGCAGGACTCGATTTTTGAGCAGGCGATGGCCGACGAGGCCGCGTCTGGGATCGCGGCCGCGCCGGAGCCAGATGACGAGCCGATCACGCCGTCTGAGGCGCTCGCGGCTACCGTCGACAGCGCGAAGGCAGACCGCGAGCAGGCCGGTGGCGAGCAGAAGCCCGCGCCGGCCGCGCACCCCGAAAAGGTGGAGTTCACGGCCGAAGAGTACCTTCGGACCCGCGAGCGCGCACAGACGCTTGAGCGCGAGTTGGCCGAGATCCGTAAGCAAGGCGACAAGGCGAAGGACAGCGCCGCGCAGAAAGCCGGCCTGTTCGAAGACCCCGAGGGCTGGGAGGCGCAGCAGCAGGCGGCCATCGACGCCAAGGTGAATGAGGCCGTCGCAGGGCTGCGTACGCAGGCCCTGAACTACGATCTGGAACAGACCCGGGCCCGCGTTGGAGACGAGAAGTTCTCGGCGATGGACAAGGCCGTCACCGAGGCCGTCGCGCGCGATCCGCAGTTTGCCGCGCAACTCAAGGCGCTGTCGCCGTATGGGGCTGGCGCGGCGATCGAAAAATGGTATGACAGCACATTGGCGGTCCGAGATCCGGCCGCCTATGAGGCTCGTTTGCGCGAAAAAATCCTAGCCGAAATCGGCCAGAACGCCCCGAACGACCCCCCTGCCGGCCAAAAGCCCGCAACCGGCGCCGACGCTGCCGGATCGAACGTCACCCGCCTGCCCCCTTCGCTCGCGCGCCAGTCTTCGGCCCGCGCGGCAAGCTCGGCAGACGACGGCGACGATAGCGAGGCTGCAATTTTTCGCGTTGGAATGAATTCGCGCGGATAACCTAGGCAGGGCAGATCATGGCCGTTACGCAAACCGCTCCCAATAATTCTCTCGTCCAGTACCGCAAAAAGTACTGGAAGGAGTATCGCCGCGAGAATCTGTTCAGCCCTTACATGGGCGAGGAAACCACGTCGATCATTCAGGTTCTTCACGAACTGAAGGACGGCGGCGAGCAGATGAACGTCCCAATTCTTGGCCGTCTGCGTGGCCCCGGCGTCTCGTCCGGCCCGCTGACCGGCAATGAGGAAAAGCTGGATTCGAACGGCGTCCGCTTCTGGCTTGACTGGGCCCGCAACGCGGTGCTGCTTTCGAAGAAGGAGCTTCACAAGTCATCGTTTGATCAGCTTGAGGTTGTTCGTCCGCACCTTGCGGAATGGTCCAAGCTGCTGATCCGCGATGAGATCATCATCGCGCTCCATGCGATTCCCTCAGAGTCGCCGCCGATCAACCTTGGCTCCGAAACCCTGGCTTCGTATGGCGCATACACCGCAGCCGGTCAGCGTGTGAACGGCGTTCTCTACTCGGCCGCGACCGCTGCACAGAAGAACACGTGGCACACCGCCAACATCGACCGCGTGCAGTACGGCAACACGGTCGCGAACTACGTCGGCGGCTCGCACTCGGCCTCGCTCGCCAACGTCTCGGCCTCGACTGGCCGCCTGACCGCCGCGTCGCTGCTGCTGATGAAGCGCCGCGCCCGCAAGGCTGATCCGGCCATCAAGCCGTACATGGTCAAGAAGGGCGGCGCGCAGGAATATTTCGTCGTGTTCGCCGGCTCGAATGCCTTCCGCGACCTGTCCAACGATTCCGTCATCATCTCGGCCAACACCAACGCCCGCGCTCGCGAGGGCAACGGCATGGACGACAACCCGCTGTTTCAGGACGGCGATCTGCTGTACCGCGGCATCATCATCCGCGAGATCCCCGAGCTTGAGAACTTCTGCACGGTCACGGGCGCGGGCGCGGCGGGCATCAACGTGGCTCCGGTGTTCATGGTTGGTCAGAACGCTGTCGCGGTCTGCTACGGCCAGATGTGGAAGCCGACCGAGCGCAAGGAAGACGATTACGGGTTCCTGAAGGGTCGCGGCATCGAGGCTGCGTACGGCCTCGGCAAGGTGTTCAAGCGCTTCCAGGACAACCCGAACCAGTTGAAGGACTGGTCCGTCTATACGGCGTATTTCGCCTCCATCGACGACGCGTAAGCCTGATGGGGCGGCCCCGGCCGCCCTGCCTCGTTCGTCCCTGAAATTCTGATCTGAGGTTCTATCATGGCTCTCGAAAACAAGGCGCGTCAGTTCCCGCTTAACGTCTGGCACGGCGCGAAGAAAGTCATCGTGTTCGGCAACGCTGCCGGCGCTCAGGAGATCGTCTGCGTCCCCCGCGGCTCGTTCGTGAAGGCCGCCATCGTGGACGTCACCGAGGCGTTTAACGGCACGGGCGCGACGCTGGATATCGGCATTGCGGGCACCCCTGCCGGCCTCGCCGCCGCGGCGAACACCGCCATCGGCACGGCTGGCTACAAGGGCCCGGTAACGTCGGGCGCGCTGGCTGGCGACAAGTATTATGCGCAGGACACGGTGCTCCTGGCGACGTTCAACCCGGGCACGGGCGGCACGACCGGCCGCGTCGCCGTCTGCATCGAATTCTACCCGCAGCAGGACTGACCGCCATGCCCTCAATCAAGTTCCTCGACCCCGAAGACACCGGAACCGCCGTCTGGCACGGCAAGTCGTTCCGGCCCAACCAGGCCGTGAAGGTCGACGCCGAGGCCGACGCCGCGCTGATCTCTGCGGCATCGGCCAGCCCGAAGTTCTGGTCGGTGTCGGGCATGTCCGACGACGACAAGGAGGCGGCTGAGGAGGCCGCGGCCGAGGCCAAGGAGATGGCCGCCCGTGAAAAGGCGGCGCTCCAGGCAGAGGAAGACGCCGAGGAGGAGGCCGCAGATGCCGAGCGCAAGGCGTCTGAGGCCGTGACCAAGCCGGGCGCCACGGAAGCCGCGAAGGCACCCCAGGCCGCCCCGCAGGTCAAGAAGCCCGGCGCTCGATAGATGTCCCGCACCCTGGAAGATCTCGCGCGGCGCTCGCTCTCGATCCTCAACGAAGTGGGCGCCGGCCAGTCCGGCGCTCCCGAAGATCTGGACGTAGCCCGCGCGGCGATCCCCGGGGTGCTGGCCTCGCTCTATGAGCGCGACGTAACAGCGCTCGAGGTCGCAGAGCCGATCCCGAATGCCATGTTTACGGCGATTTCCTACTGCCTCGCGAACGCCATCTGCGACGATTTCGGCGCCGACGACGCGACCGTCTCGAAGATTGCGGGCCGTGTCGTTGGGTACGAGAACGAGTTGCGCTTGCTCAAGCGGGGGCGTCCGACGTATCGTGACCAGTGTTCGGAGTATTTCTGACACTGGGAGACGACCCGATGGACCACACGCAGACGGCAGCCGTAGAATTGCCGGCGAGAGATTTTTTCGTTCTTAAGAACGCCTACCGAGAATATATCGGCAACCGATATGAGGCCGTCGACCGGCAGGACGCTCGAATTTTACAGGCAATAGAAGCCGCCCTCGCCAAGCTTGAGGGCCGCGAGCCTGTCGGCCTCTACGAAATGTTTGAGGCTGCCTGATGGACCCCGTGAACGCCGCCGACTGCCGCCTCCTCTTGTCGCTCCTGAAATACGCGATCGTACCGCCGGATCAGCTTGAGCGGCTGGAATCGTGGCTGCGTGCGAAAGAGGCCGCGCTGACGGGGATGGAGCAGCTGGAAAAGGATCTGCGCGAGATGGCGGCTGCCGATTACCATGCGACCGTTCAGGCGATCTATCCTCGCTAATGGCCGCGATCCAGTTCCCCCAATCCTCATCCCCAGGCGAGCGCCCCGGCGAAGGTCAAGGCCGCCTCGTCAACGCGATGGCGGTTGCAGATGGCACTGAACCGGCGTGGGACAACGTGCCGGGCCTAACCGCCGTCGCGGATCTCGGGCGCGGCGGTCCTCGCGGGTTCCTTGTTGCCGGCCCTTTGCTCTACGTGGCGGCGCGCGACCGGCTGTTCTTTATGAACGGAAACCTAGCGCCGACCGCGCTCATTCGAGGGCTGCCCGGTGAGCAGCCCGTCTCGATGGCCCGCAACAACAAGGCGCCGCGACCCGACGTGGTGGCGGTGACGGAAAATGGTGCGTTTGTGGTGTCGCCGGACGGGTTCAGCGTCGTGGACTATCCAGACGATACTGTTGGTTTTCCCACCGACGTTGCTGAACTGAACGGCTATTTCATTTTCGCGTACCAAGACGCGACGATCCGCGCGACCGGCGAGGGCGCGACCCCGCAGAACTCGCTTGTGCTGAACGACCTTTCGAAAACGATCGACCAGAGCCGCGGCGGGGCGATCATCCGCGGCGTCGTCAAGGATGGCGTCTATATCGCGTTCAAGGCGAACAGCATGTCGTTTTACCGCGACGTCGGGACATCGCCGTTCCCCTTGGCGCGGGCGACTGAGCCGGTCGACGTGGGGCTGTATGGCAAGTGGGCCGTCGCCGGCAACGATGCCGGGTGGGACGGCCCGCTGTTCTGGATCGCGCAGGACGGTTCACTACGCCGCCTTGCCGGGTATCAGCCGCAGCGGGTCTCCTGGCGCCCGTTCGAGCTTGCCGTCTCGCGCACGATGGACCGCTCGGCAATTCGGATGTGCGTCTACACATTCGAGGGCAATTCGATCCTCTCGATCTCGGGGCCGGACTGGACATGGGAATACAATGTTACGACGGAGCGATGGCACGAGCGAGAATCTTACGGGCTGAAGCGTTGGCGCGCTCAGTTTTCGGTGAACGCGTTCAATCGTTGGCTTCTAGGGGATACCCTGTCTACTTCCTTGCTCACGCTTGCGCCGCAGAGCAGGCAGGAGGTGGGGAATCCGCTCGTCTGGTCCGTCGAAGGCCGGATGACCGAATTCCCGATCAACACGGTGGTTCCGACGTTTCACCTTGACATCTCGACCGGCGAGGGCCGTGAGTTCGCCGCGTCTGAGCCGGGCCGGAACCCTCGCGTCGGCGTGTCGTGGTCGCTCGACGCGGGCGGCACGTTCTCGGAACCGCTCCTGCGCGAGATCGGGCGGCAGGGCCATCGGGCGCTGTCGGTGCGCGTGAACCCGCGCGTGCGGGCTCGCGAGCAGGGGTTCACGGTGCGGCTCGAGATTTCGGACCCGGTGGATTTTCTGATGCGTGGGGCAGTGGCGCCTGTGTTGGGCGGGAGGAAGGCGCGATGATCCCCGCTGATTTCCCCCCGCCGCCGTTGCCGCCGGGCGCACAGGTTCCGGTAACGGATGTGGCGTGGTACAACTACTCCGTCGATTTGCAAGCGTACATCGCCCGTCTCGTGACGGCACTTAAGGCTTAATTCCTATGGGGCTGTTCGACGCGCTCACTGGCTCGGCCAGCAAGGCCGCAACCTCGAAGGGCATCCAGGCCCTTCAGCAAGCCGGAACCGACGCCGGGACCGCGATCTATCAGGGCAGGGACATCGCCGGCAGCTACTTCGGCGACGCGAAGAATCAGATCACGGGCGCCGAGGGCATCGCGCGCGGCGATTTGACGAGCGGCGCGGCGCAGGCGGGCGGGCTGCTGCAACAGGCTGGCGCGGTCTACAATCCGCTGGTCTCTGGCGGCTCGGCGGCTTACGGCAAGCTGCTGAACGCGACGGGCGCGAACGGTGCGGCAGGCTCGGCGCAGGCGGCGACGGATTTCCGTGCGGCGCCTGGCTACGAATACGCCCGAGACGAGGCGCTAGGGGCCGTCCAGCGCGCGGCCGGGGCTCGCGGCGACCTTGCCGGCGGTAACGCGACCACGGACCTGTTGCGCACCGCTACGGGGCTCGCGGACCAAGGGTTTCAGCAGTACATCAACAATCTCTCGGGCCTGCAATCGGGCTATCAGACGGGCCTTGCCGGCCAGGCTGGCGCGCTCACGGGCCAGGCAGGGCTTGCGGCCTCGACGGGCAACGCTCTCGCCAACACGTCGCTCACTGCCGGGCAGAACCGGGCCGGGATTGAGGGGCAGCTTGCGGGCACGATCTATGACGCCGGCAGATCCGTGGGGACGGCTGGTATCGGCGTGGCGGGCAAGATCTCGGACACGCTGATGCAGGGCGCGAAGGCGCAGGAGCAGGCCAGCGCGAACGGTCTCGGCCTGATCTCGAATCTGGTCGGCGGGGTGGCGAATTTTGCCGGCGGTGGTGGTATCTCGAATCTGACGAAGCTTTTCGCGTAAGGGTCCGGCATGTCTGGCGGTGTTGCAGTCGATTTTTCCGCCCTGTCGAAGGCCGGCGCGTCGCTCGCGGAAGGTCTCGAAAAGCAGCGGACGCAATCGCTGTTGCAGGCGCTCGGCGGGCAAGTTCAGTCCGGCGACTACGCAGGCGCGGCCAAGACGGCATTCGACGCGGGCGACCTTCAGACCGGCTTGTCGCTGGTGAAGCTCGGTGAATCGAAGGCGCAGGCGGCGGACTACCAGAAAGGATTCGGCGGCGGCCTCGCGGCGCTGTACGGCGGCCAGCAGCCCGACGCGGTGACGGGCACGCCGGCCACGGTCGCCCCGACGCGCGGCCCGTCGTTTACGGACGCCTCTGGCCCTGCCGGCTCTTATCTCGCCGTACTGCGCGGTAAGGAGTCCGGCGGCAACGCGAACGCGAAGAACCCGAACAGCACCGCAACTGGGATCGACCAGTTTACGAAACAGACGTGGGACGGCCTGCGCGCGAAGTATCCCGAACTCGGGCTGACGGCGAACGGGCGCACGGACCCGGCGCAGTCGACGCGCGCAATGGAAAAGTTCACGGCTGACAACGCGCGGGCGCTGACGAGCGCGGGCGTGCCGATCACGCCGGGGAACCTGTACGTTTCGCACTTCCTCGGTGAGGCGGGCGGGCCGCGGTTTATCCGCGGCGCGATGCAGAATCCCGATGCTCCGGCCACGGCCTACGTGACGCCTGGCGCGGCGGCTGCGAACCGCACGGTGTTCTTCAATCGCGACGGTTCGCCGAAAACGGCCGGCCAAGTTCTCGCCGAGCGCACAAGCAAGTTCGGCGGCGCCACGACGCGCGTGTCTGGCACGAACCCGGATGCCCCTGCGAGTCGCGTTCAGGTCGCAAGCGCTGACCCTTCGTTCATGCCGACCCTACCGAACGCCACGGCGAGCGCGGCGCCTGCCGCCCCTGCCCCGACCGTCTCGAGCGGCGGCGCGCCCATGATCCTGCCGCCTGAGGCAGACACGGTGCAGCCCGAACAGCGCGTGCAGGTCGCGCAGGCCGCGCCTCAGGTTCTCGTGCAATCCGGCCTGAAGCCCGCCGCAGCCGCGCAGATGCAGCAGATGCAGCCGGGCTCGGCACAGCGCATTCAGTTCCTCGTGCGGGCCATGTCGCACCCGGGCGCGCCTGAGGGCGGCAAGGAAGCGGCCAAGGCACTCCTCGCGAACGAGTTGCAGCTTGACCGCGAGAACCGGCAGACGACGTCAGAGCAAAAGGAATACCTTTGGGACGTCGCCAATGGGTTCAAGGGCGACCCGATGGCTTGGCGCGCCGCCAAGGCGAACGCGACCCGGGCGCCCGAAAAGGACGGCACGGAAAAGGTAGCCGCCGCTCGCCAAAACTGGCGTGCTCTTGGCCTGCCGGACCCGAGTGCGCCGGAGAACGCCGCGTTCTGGAAAGACTTCGGGTCGCGGGCGCTCGGCGGCGGCGCGCTGGTCAACGTCGACACGCGCGCGGAGGGCGCCGAAAGCACGGGCCTCGCAGCGGCACGGGTCAAGGATTCCGAGACCTACCAGACCGCGGGGCAGGCTGCGGCCGCGCGCCTGCCGGACATTGAGACCCTGCGCACGTTAAGCCGGAACCTCGGCGTTCAGGGCGTCGAAGCTTCGATCAAGGAAGGTCTCGCGCCCTACGCTCAGGCCCTCGGCGTGAAACTCGACGGCGTCGGTGATATCCAGGCGTACAGCGGGATCATCGCCAAGTTGACGCCGAACATGCGCCCGCCGGGCTCCGGCGCGACGTCGGATTTTGAGCAGAAGATGTACGCGAAGGCGCTACCCGGCCTGCTGCAATTGCCGGAAGCCCGCGAACTCGTATTCGACATGATGCAGGCGCAGGCCCAGGGCGAGATTCAGCGTGGCGACATCGCGACTCGCTACCGAAACGGCGAGATCAAGGCCGCTGAGTACGCGCAGGCGCTGCGCGCTGTCCCGAACCCGCTTGATATGTTCCGCAAGTTCCGCGAGGCGAACCCGACGCTCGTGGAGGACGCGATCAAGCGAAGCGATGAGCCGGGGCGTCCGCTGCCGAAGGGCCAGCGCGACGCGAGCGCGTCCGGCCCGCTTAAGGCCGCGCCAGCCGCGACGATCCAGCAGGCGCGTGAAGCAATTGCGTCCGGCAAGAGGTCGTCAGAGCAGGTGATCCAAAAGCTGAAGGATATGGGCTATTCTTCGGCCGGGCTATGAGGTCAGCAACGGCTGAAACAAGCACGGTTGCGGCCCACGCGAGCGCCACGCCGACCAGCAGGGGAGCCGTGCCGAACCCGGGCTCTCCGGTGCTGACGGCAGCGCGCGATCCTGCTAGTACAGCGAATAGAACAGCGCCTTGCATGGCGATCCAGGGAATTTGACGCATGGCGGCCGGCAACCCGTTCCTTGATGACGAACCGGCGGCTCCGTCTGCGCGCAATCCGTTCCTTGACGATGATACCCCCGCGCCGGCCACGAAGCCAGAGAAACCCGCCTCGTGGGGTTTCCGCGAGTACGCGACGGACGGCGTACGGTCTCTGCTGAACGGCGTCGGCAAGGGCGTGGCGGGCGTCGCCGGACTGCCGGCGGATGCGCTGCGGCTCGGGCAAGCCGGGCTGGACTATTCGCAGTCCATCGGCCAGGGGCGCGAGTTCGGCGCGGTCGCGGCCGAGAACCGCAGCCGGGGTGCGTTCGGTATCCCTGACGCGGTCGCGCAGAGCGTTTCGGCGGGGGCGCGCGCGGCCGGGTCCGAGAACATCGCGGCGAACCTACCGACGCAATACGAGCCTCAGTCGCGGGCTGGAAAGCTCATCAGCGAGGCGGCTAACTTCGGGACGCAGGCCGCGGCGCTCCCGCTCGGTGGCGGCGGGCTCCTAGCGCGCACGATAGGTCAGGGCGTCATTCCGGGGCTCGCCAGTGAGGCGGCGGGCCAGTTGACCGAGGGCAGCGCGGCCGAGCCATATGCGCGTCTTGGCGGCGCGCTGGCGGGTGGCCTCGGCGCCGCGTATGCCGGCCGGGCGTCGGGGGCAGAGGGCGCGGCCACGGCGACCCTGCGAACCCTGCCGGAGGGCGAGCGCGAACAGATCCTCACGCGGGCGCAAGCGCTACTTGACGACGCCCGGGCTCGGAACGTCCCGCTGTCGACAGCGAACGCGATCGACGCGGCCTCGAACGGCGTCACCGACCTTTCGGGCCTACAGCGCCACGTCGAGGCCATGGGCGGCATGCGCGGGTTCTACGCGGGAGGGGCTGGGCGGACAGAGGAAGCGGCGCGTCAAGGGTTCGATACGCTCGCGCCCGTGCCGGCGAACCCAAATGTGGTCGGGCCGCAGGTTGGGCGCGCGGCAGAGCAGGAGATCGCGGCCACGCAGGCCGGGATCAATCGAGAGACCCGCCCACTGTATCAGGCGGCCGAGCAGGAGAGCGTCACGCCGGCCGTGCAACAGGCGCTTGCCGATAGCGATCCGCTGTACGCGCAGACGCTCGCGGAGATCAGGCGCGACCCGTCGCTGAACCGCACGATCGCGAACCTGCCGGATGACAGCGTTGCGGTCCAGGATCTCGTTTCGCGTCGCATGTCGGAGGCGGCAAGAGCGGCGAGAACACCTGGCTCCGCAACCGAATCTAACCTCCGCGCCATGAATTTGGATGACGCAACAAACTCGGTCGATGCGGCAGCGTTCACGGCGACCGGGTCACGAGCCGCCACGCCACAAGCGCCGGCCGTACAGGGCTCGCTTGAGCAGGCTCGGGCCGCACAGGCGCAGTTGCGTGCCGAGCGCTTGGAGCCGCTGATGCAGGGGCCGCTCGGCAAGCTGTCGGGCGATTCCACGACGCAGCAGGCCATCGCGGCAATTTTCCCGGGCGGCGGCGAGGTGCTGGCGAACAGCCAAGGCGTGATCGCAGACACCATGTCGGCGCTCCGGAAGCGAAACCCGTGGGCGTCGCAGCAGCTTGTCCGCGCACACGCCGAGGGCGTTTTCAACCAGGCCGCCAAGGATCTGATGTCCGGTCCGAACGCCAATCAGGGCGCCAAGTTCGCCTCGAATTACCGCGGCAACCCGCAGATGGCCGCGAACAACGACGCTGCGATTCGCGCAGGCGTGCCGAACGGCGACGCGGTCGCGGACGGTTTCAACCGGCTTCTGGACGTGTTCGAGGCTATGGGCCGCCGGCAGGCGATCGGGTCGCGCACGGCGTACAACGCCGAGGAACTGGCTCGCATGAAACAGGGCGGGCCCATCGAGCGCGTCGCCGCGAACCTTGCGTCCGGCGGCGTGAAACTGCCGGCGCGGATCGTCGCCAAGATCGAAGAATGGCGCCTCGGCCGTAATCTCGACCAGTTGGCGGACCTGTTCACGCGGCCCGATGCCGTCGCAGCGTTCCGGGGCTTGTCCGGCAACGGCGACCCGACCGGCGCGCTCGGCCGGCTGGCGGGCATCGCGATTCGCGCCAGCCGAGACCCCGCGCCGATGCAGATCCGCGTTCAGCCACGACACGAGGACCGCTAGATGCTCGCCCCCTTCAGCCTTAACCCGGTCCTCGACGCGAACGGCGAACTCGTGCGCACGGCGGCCCTGATGGTCTACCAGGCCGGCACGACGACGCCCGCCGTGCTCTACAAGTCGCCGGCCTACACGAACGGCACCGAGCACCCGAACCCGATCCCGGTCAACGGCGCCGGCCTCCTGCCGGCCATGTACGGCGCCGGCTCGTTCAAGCTGCGCCTGCTGACGGCCCCAGTCGGCGGCTCGATCCTATGGGAGGCGGACGGCGTCACGCTGACCGATCCGCCTGTGGTCGACGGCGGTGAGGGCGACAACACCGGCCTAGTTCCGACAGGCGCGGTGGTGCAGTTCTACGGCACCGGGTCGCGCGTCGGGTACGTCCGCATGAACGGCCGGACGATGGGTAACGCGGCTTCGGGAGCGACTGAGCGCGCGTCGGCCGATACGCTGGCACTGTACCTGTCGCTCTGGTCGGAAGACGATTCGCTCGTCGTGGTCGGCGGGCGTGGGCAGACGGCGCAACAGGACTATGACGCCGGCAAGGCAATCACGCTGCCCGACGCGCGCGGCCGGGTGCTGGCCTCGCTCGACGGCATGGGCGGCACGGCGACCGGGTCATACGGCACGCAGGCGTGGAATTCCGGAGGCTCGGCGACGCGACTTGGCTCACGCGCTGGCGGTTGGTCCGTCGCGCTCGGCGAAAACCAGTTGCCGGCGCATAACCACGACGCTGGAATCGCCATCGCGCCGAACGGAGCCTTCACGGTCAACGGGACGACCGCGAACCAGAATATCCCGCACCTGCACGCAGTCGGCGTCGTCTCGTATAAGGTGCAGCTTGGCGCCGGGACAGACGTGTTTTTCGTCTACCCAGGCCCTGCTGAGGCAGCGCCGGCCACACAGGCCAGCAGCACGTCAAACCCGGTTCACCAGCACTCGTTCACCGTGTCGCAGCCGAACCACGGGCATGACGCCACGGTCGAAGTGTATGGCAAGGGTGGCGGTCAAGCGTTCTCTATCGCAAATCCGTTTTTGCTGGTAACGACCTACCTGAAGCTGTGAGGGAGATGGCAATGAATTATCTAGTGCCCGGCGAGGTTTTGGCCCGCCTGCTGGTGGTTGCCGGCGCCCGGCTGGACGCTGATGAAATCGGCGAGATGGTCCATCGGATCAAGTCCGAACGGAATGTTATTCCAACACCCGATGGCATGTTACGAGACGACCAGGCGACAGATTTCATCCCGCCCGCTAAGCCTGAGTGACGCCATGATCCCGGCGCCCGCGAAACTCGCGCTCGACTTCATCGCGTCTTTCGAGGCGCCTCGCGGCTATGACACCGTGTACGGGAACAAGATGTCCCGGATGGTCAAGCCGATTACGTCCATGACGGTTGACGAGGCAATCGAAAACGGCCCCTGGCGCACGAAGAATTTCGGCTCGTCGGCGTGCGGTCGCTACCAGTTCATGACTGCGACGCTGAAGGGCCTGCGCGATGAGGGCAAGGTGTCCGGCCGCGCGCTGATGTCGCCAACGACGCAGGACGAGCTTGGGTATGCGCTTCTGCTGCGCCGAGGCTACGCGAAGTTCATGGCCGGCAAGATGTCGGCTACCGATTTCGGCAATCAGATCGCGATGGAGTGGGCGTCGTTCCCGGTGCTGTCGGCGATCAACGGGAAGCGCCGCGGACAGTCCTACTATGCCGGCGATGGCCTGAACCACGTCCTAGTCGGTCCGGCCCCCGTGGAGGCGATGCTCGCACAGATGCGGCCCGCGGCGGCGCCCGTAGCCGCGCCACGCGCGCCAACCGTGGCGGCCGACGTCGTGCCGCGCCCCTGGTGGCAGCGGCTGCTAGGGCTCGGTCCCAAGCCGGTCTCTGAAAAGGCGCGTCCGGGGCTGAAGGGCGATCCGGCGTTATGGGACGTGCAAGCCGCCCTGAAGGATCGCGGGTACTACAATACGGGGCTGCTGGACGGCCTCGACGGCAGCAAGACGCAGGCGGCGGTCGCACAGATCCGCAAGGACAACGGGCTTGGCGACGGCGGGATTGATGCCGAATTCCTTGCCGGCCTGCCGAAGTGGCCGCACGCACGGATTTCGACCGAGCGCGCCACCATGAGCTTGCCTGAGGCGGCGCAGCACCGGCCGGAGTTGTTCAGCCCGCCGGCTTGGCTGATGACGGCCGGCACGGGCCTCCTGGGTCTCGGCGGGGCGACTGGCTCGGGCCTGACGGACGCGCTGAGTAAGGCGAACGACGTTGCCGGCCAGGTGCAGACAGTCTTTGGAATGGTCTCGAGCGTCGTCGGGTTCGTCGTGGAGCACCGAACGTTCTTCCTGATCTTGGCGGGCCTGTTCCTGCTATGGAAGGGCGTCAGCGCGATTCTCAGCGCGTGGATCAAGGTCAGGCAGGCGTTTTTCTGATGGGATTCCCGGATGCGCAGGTATGGAAGCCCGTTTTCATCGAAGCTCAAGCCCGCGTTCAAGACGCAGGGGTCGGCGACGTGCTGAGTTGGCAGCCGCAAGTCTCGCCCGTCACCGTGCTGGCGCTCATCGGAATGATGATCGGGTTCGGCGGCTGGCTCTGGCGAATCGGCGGCAAGAACCGCGATTTCGAGAACGTGCAGGACGCCGTCAAGGATCTCCGAAAAGAGTTCAAGGAACTTGTAGCCGTGCGGGACGCTTCCAAAGAGGCCAGCCGCAACGAGCGCGACGCGTTCCAGGTGGCCGTGAATGCGAGCCTCAAAATGATGGAAGATCGCAGCAGCGAGCATCGCTCACAAGTGGCCGGCATGTACGCCACCAAAAAGGAACTCGCATCCCTAGAGGAGCGAACTTCCAAGGACATGGATCGGGTGGTTACGCGCCTTGATCTGATTAGTGGGCGCCTAGAACTCATCAGCGACAACGTCGTGAAGGCCCTAGGCGCCATTAAGCATTAGCTCCGAAGGATGGCGATCTCACGCCACCCCTTGAGCGATGCGTAGGTCAGCGCAGCGTAACGGTTTTCGAACCCCGGGACCGAGATATCTCGGCCTCCGAACACGCCACAAGCGATGAAGTTTTCTTTGCGCTCAGTCATGTCTGGATCTCCTTAAGCGGCGCGGCTGCGGCGGCGGCCGGTGGTTGTCTCGGCGTCGGGCGCGGGAGATTCGGACGGAATATCGCTGTCCGGAAGTTCGTCCAAGCCAGAGATCTCGGCGCCTCCAAGCGTGCCGGGCTCAAGCTCGCCGGTCTTCTCGAAATACGTCTGCTCCGGCTCGGCCTCGCCAGCCTCGGCAACCTGAACGGACGTCCAGCGGTTCACGATGTCCTTGCCGGGCTTCACATGCAGCCGCACGCCAGGCAGGGCCATGATCTGATCCAGCGAGCCCGAGCGGGTGGCCTCGTGCAGCGCCGTAGCGGCGGCAATCTGGTTCGGAAGGTCGTTCTTCGGAACCGGGATAAAGACCGGCACGAGGGCGATGTAGCCGTGTTCACGCTTTGCCATTTGTTAAATCCTCTCGTCGTCGTGGGGGTAGTCCAGACCTTCACCATCAATGGCGTGTCGGTCGGCATCCTCGATCACGCCCGTGTCAGGGTCGTGCGCGGGAATCTCTTTGGCCGCAGCGGTCGCGGTCAGTTCGGGCCAGATCGGCTCTAGGGCGTCGTAGGCGGCCGGATGTAGGCCCGCGCGGAACTCGGTCAGCGAACGCCGGCCCTTGCCGGCAGCGACCCGCGCAGCGGCGTACAGGGCCTCTCGGCGATTCGGCTTGGGCGCCGCTTCCGCGAGCCGCTTCACCTCGAACGGCTTGCGCTTCGATTTCGTCGTGGTCAGCAGCAGAGTCAGATCGCGGTCGATATGCGACATGTGGCTGATACGGATGCCGCCAACCTGGATGCCGCCAAAAACCACGGTCGGGTCGCAATATAGCGTCATGCTGCGCCCGGCGTACTGCGCGGCATCACGCCCCCATGCCGCGATCATCACGCGGCGCATGGATTTTCCAGGCTTGTAAGGCCGGTTATTATCACCCTCAAAAAACACAGCAACGGGCTGCTCGGCGTTACTTGTTCCGGCTACTTTAGTGATTGTAACTGTTCGAGGGCCACTAATCAGGTCATCAGCGTTTAACTGGTCTGATTTGGGCATTACGAAAGCTGACATGTCCATTACAGGTGTCCCCACGTTCTGCCAGATTTATAATTTCTGACAGTAGATTCGCAAATGCCATAAGCTACTGCAATATCCTTTGCGCTTCTGCTGTCTTTTATTATGTCTGCAACTTGGGAGGAAGTCAGCTTTGAATGTCTATTTGACTCTCCGATTGTACCTCTTTTTTTAGATGCCATATCTCTACTATTGTCTGCGTGTGATCCTACAAAAATGTGATCTGGGTTGACGCACGATGGCGTATCGCAGCGGTGGCAGGCTAATTCGTTTTTCGCTAAATGGAGGCCAGATAGCTCAAGAGAAACGCGATGCGCCATCTCTTCTTTTGTTCCAGACCTTATAACTCGGCCATACCCATAGGCGTTTAATTTACCAATCCATAGCCAGCATCCTGAGTTTGGCTCTGGAATATATCGCTGGTGGAATCTTTCCTCTAGAGATTTTCTAGGCCACTTACCTCGCTCGCTCATAACACCATTTCCTGTTCTGCGGCGCGGCGCTCGGTCGTGGGGGCGCCGACGATTGCGGCGTCGTATTTCTCACGGGCCACTGATAGCGCCGTCTCGAACGATGTCGCGGCCTTCACGATCGCGTCCTGCATGGCCTCGTCAGGATATGCCCTGATCCGAGCCATAGGCAGGCCGGCAGAGTAAGACACCAGATCGCACCACTTGCGGCCCGTGACGAGAAGCCCTGTCTGGATCTGCAAAACGTAGTCGGCCGGGATCGTTTGTTCGGTGACGTGTACGCAGAACGTCTCGACTTGGTACTTCTGCCGGCGGCTCTTTACCTCGACCAGCCCGTCAGTGCCAACGAGACCGTCAGGCGAATACCCGAGCGTGAAACCCCACTCGTCATTCGTGATAAACCCGGCCGTCTCAACGGGCGCGTAGTGCTGCTCATACAACGCTAGAGCCTCAGCCTCGTCAATATGGCCGCGCAACATATCGTCGCTCAGATAGCGGGGCTCGACGTAGTTCGTGATTCGCTGCGCCAGAAGCTCATACAGATGGGCGCGCTGTTTGTCGTTCTGCGCGACCTTCAGGGTAGGAGTTAGGATCAGGCTCATTTCCGACGCCGTTAGCAGACCGCAGCGCGCGGCGAGCCATTCGTCTGAGCCCTGGACTAGGTCGGTGTGGATCTGGATCGGCATCAGAGCCTCCCGACGAGAGAGGCCAGCGCGGCCAGTAGCGAGCACAGCACAAGAAATGCCATCGAAAGCCATGCCTTCGTGCCGATTTCCTCAGATGACGAGCCAGAAGATAGCGCCAAGCGGTATGCTTGATACGCAGAAAAAATCGCGACAAGCAGCATAACGAACGAAACAAACCACAGCGGCAGAGACGCGATCCACATCACTTGCCCTCCGCGTTCGTGTACGCAGCCCAAGCGGCGAGCACGGCGGCCTCAAACGTCGCTCCGCGTCGGGCCTTGCTGTAGTCTGATCCAATTCGGACATACCAGAGATATTCAGGGCGCTCCTCGGCGAGTCTGTTACAGCCAAACTGTAACCCGTGCTCGTCAATATCGCGCAAAATCTGATCGACTGTCATCTGCATCTCCCGTTTCAGTTCCCATTCCCGGTCTATAGAGCCGTTGACGCGGTGTCAACGGCATTTTATACGGGCTCAGGAGGTCGCGATGACGAGATGCATGGTTATGAGTTGCGAGGAGGAGGCGGTCTGTCGGGGCATGTGTCAGCGGCACTATCTGGCTTGGTGGCGCAAGACGCCGCGGCGAGATCGGCCCGAGACCGCGCCGCGACCGCCGGAGAGACACGCCGAACTTGTCGGGCTGTTCGGGGGCGTGCGGCCGTTCTGTCGGGCCGTGGGCATCGATCCGAACACGTTGTATCGCTGGCCCGATGGGGCGGTGCCGCACGAGCGATGGGGTGATATCGCCGACGGCGCCGCACGGGCGGGCGTAAACGTGGAGGCGGTGCGGGCCGTGTTGGTGAAGTGATCGAACTGCGCCCGTTCCAACAGGACATCATCGACAGGGTTCGCGCCTCTCTGAAAGTGCATGACGCAATCATGCTTCAGAGCCCGACCGGGAGCGGCAAAACTGTCAAGGCGTCGTTTATGGTCAAAGGCGCGCTCGCTAAGAACGGGCGTCCGTGGATGGTCGTAAACCGGGACTATCTCGTGGAGCAAACGAGCGGGACATTCTATTCGCTCGGGATCGCGCACGGAATCATTGCTGCCGGTCGCCCGTTCAATCCTTACCAGATGGTCCAGGTCTGTTCGATCGACACGCTGAAAAACCGACTCGCGCGCATCCCTGCCGGCTGCTACCCGACCGTCATGTTTGTTGACGAGGCCGCCCACTCTGCTGCCGGGTCGTGGGCGAAGGTACTCGAATGGGCGCGGCTGGTCGGCGCGAAAATCGTTGGGTTGACCGCAACGCCCGAACGCCTCGACGGGAAGCCGCTCAACCCTCCCTATCAAGACATCGTGCCAGGGCCGTCCGTGGCCTGGCTGATGGAGCAGGGCTACCTCTCGCGATATCGGGCCTACGCGCCAACGTCGCCGGCTCTGGCGGACGTTGGGACGCGGGCCGGCGACTACTCAACGGACGAGCTTGAAGACGAGATGGATAAGCCGACGCTGATCGGAGATATCGTAGGGCATTATCTGAAGTTGGCCGCCGGCAAGAAGGCCATGTACTTCTGTGTGACGATTTCCCACTCCAAACACGTCGCAGAAGCGTTCCGGGCGGCCGGTGTCTCGGCCATTCACCTTGACGGCACGACGCCCGCGCACGAGCGCAAGGCTGCGGCACGGGCCATGGCAGACGGTGCGCTTGATGTCATCACGAACGTCATGCTGGCCGCAGAGGGGTGGGATCTCGCCGCTCAGGCTGGCCGAGACGTAACGCTTGAATGCGTCGGCATGCTGCGCCCGACAAAATCGCTGTCGCTCTACCTGCAACAAGTCGGCCGGGCCCTCCGCAAAAAAGACTACCCCGCGATCATTCTCGACCACGCCGGCAACATCGAGGCGCACGGCCTACCGGACGACGAGCGCACCTGGACGCTGACGGGCCGCAAGAAAGGCGACCAGAAAGCCGAGGTCGCGATTGCGGTCTGCAAATCCTGCTTCGCGACGTATCGGGCTGTTCTGAAGGCGTGCCCTGAGTGCGGGTTCGTCAAGCCGGTCGCCGAGGGCGGGCCGCGGGAGATTTCGGTTGGCGACGGCGAGCTTGCAGAGGTCGACCCGGCCGAGATGCGCCAGCGCCGGCAGAAGCAAGAGGCTGCCTGCCGGAACGTGGGCGAACTCGTGGATCTCGGGCGCGCCCGGGGTCTCAAGAATCCTGAACAGTGGGGGCAGGCGTTGTGGATGATGAGGCAGAGAGAAGACGACAGGATGGCGCGGACTGGCGTGCGCAGGCGAGCCTAGAGGCCGAGATGGTCGATTATATGCTGCACGACGGCGTGGCGCCGATGCGGATCGCGGAAGTCATGGGCCGGTCATATCATCACGTCCTGATGGCGCAGACACGGCTCGGGCGCCACGTCGCATACGCTCGCTGTCTTGCCTGGAACGCCCGATACAAGGCCCGCAGGCGCGCGCTGGCACGGGCGCAAACTCAGGCTGCGCTTGCGGTCGCGTGGGAGAAACGGAGGGCTGAGGCATGAAAGCCGAAAAAGACATCATCAACGCGATTCTGCTCGGGGCGAGCGAGCGCGGGCACCGGCTGTTCCGCCAGAATACGGGCAAGGGATGGGTCGGGAAGGTCGTCGGCGGCGTCGGCGCGGATCGGGTCACGCTGCGCGAGCCGAGACCCCTGGTGGCCGGTCTCTGCGTCGGCTCGTCGGACATCATAGGGTACACGTCGACGGGTCAGTTCGTGGCGATAGAGGTCAAGACGCCGGGTGTCCGCGTGACGCCGGAGCAAAAGGCGTTCCTCGACGCGGCTCGGGCCAAGGGGTGCATCACGGGCGTCGTCTATTCGGCCGACGAGGCGATGAAGCTGCTGCCATGAGGAACCGGACAGCCAAACAGCGCCGAGCCATCATGGCCCGCAAAATTGAGACGCAGGGGTGGTGCTGCCACTACTGCGCAAAGAAAATGGTTTTGCCCGTGAGCGGCATGCCTTGGAAGCTCGCAAAAAACACCGCAACTTTTGACCACGTGCAGCCTATCTCTAAGGGCGGCAAAAATGTGCAGTCGAACGTCGTGATCGCATGTCGATCTTGCAACAGGCTCAAGGCTGACAAAACGCCGGAGGCTTGGGACTCCATCCTAACAGCGCGGTTCGCAGGCCAACTCGGAAATTAAAAAGCCCGCCGGTGGATGAAGCCGGCGGGCTAGTGGTCTGGGAGGACCGAGGAGACTGGGGGAGACCAGTGGCCTCTGATTTACGGCTCTACTTGTGCCGCGTCAAGTGCTCTTGCGCTAGATATAGCGTCTCGGATGGTCTGTTCGTGCG